ACGGACAAGATGAGCGTGTTTGCGGGCGTTAGGAAGCTGAGTGATGCGTCTACAGGAACGGTCGCGCAGTTGAGTTCTTCTACCTCAACAAACAACGGGACGTTTGGAATGTACGCGCCATTTAATTCTGGCGTTGATGCTGATTATGCGTTCATCAGTAAGGGCACATTGCGTATCACCGTAGACTCTAATGCTTTTGTTGGGCCGGAAAGTGTGGTTCTTACTGGCCTTGGCGATATATCTGGTCCAACGGCAACGCTGCGACGTAACGGCACCCAGATTGCTACGTCTTCTAGCTCGCAAGGGACGGGTAATTTTGGTTCCTATGCGTTAAATCTTGGCGCAGGTGCAGGCACCCTCAACGGACGTCTTTACTCGCTCATCGTCCGTGGCGCTCAATCCACCGACGCGCAGATCGCCTCGACTGAAACGTGGGTCAACGGAAAGACAAAGGCATACTGATGGCTGACACATTCTCAACGCTCATCGTAACCTCCGCAGACGCTGATACAGCCCGCGCCATCGCAGCCGCCTTCGGCCCCGGTGGAGTAGGCATGTGGACTACGCCGCTTAATTCGACAGGCAGCGGAACTCCCACGCACTACATCAGCAGCGGCTACATCCCATCCGAGTTCGTCGCCCTCGCCCCTTCCACGACATGGACGATGGACGAAGACGGCAACTGGGTGGCTTCCGACATCTACCCCGGTGATGCCGCTGCGGTCTACGGCTTCTGCCAGCAGGCTGGGCTGCCCTACACGCTGGCGCAGATTACGGGCGTCTTTTCGCGGTCTGATGGTTCTGCTCAGGAGCCCTTCGTCGCAATGGGCCGTCTCGGCCTGCATATCATCAACCCTGTAGGAGTGTAACTTGTCTGAACTGCTGAACAGCCTGAACGTGCCTTCGGAACAGCCTGCCAAGTCGTGGGCCAGTGAAGTTGCAGAGGCGGCGGTCACAGAACCCGCTCCAGTGGCTGCTGAGAGGGCTGCGCCAGAAGCGGCACCTGAACCCGTTGCAGCGGCAGAACCCGCTGTAGAGGCCCCGGAAGCGCAGGAAACGGCACCCGAAGAGCATGACCGCCGCGTTCCCCTCAAGGCATTGCAGGAAGAGCGTCAGAAGCGTGCCGAATACGAGCGCCAGTTGCAGGAATACCAGCGCCGCGAACAGGAGTGGCAGCAGTGGGCAGAACAGCAGAGGCAGGCCCAGCAGCAGCCCGAAGAACAGTACGTTGAACCGGACCCGGAGACGGACCCGATTGGCGCACTCAAGGCAGCGCGTGACCAGTTGCGCTCAATGCAGCAGGAAACCCAGCAGCGGGCCTATGTCGAGCAGTTGAACACGGTGGCCTATCAGGCCGCGACAGAATACCAGCAACAGGTTCCCGACTATCAGGACGCCTACAAGTACGCCATCAACTCCCGCGCACAGGAACTGGTGGCCCTCGGTACGCACCCGCAGGCAGTTTCGTCCATCCTCCAGCAGGAGGAACTGCGCCTCATTGATACGGCTTTGCAGAACCGCAAAAACCCGGCAGAGGCCATCTACCAGTTTGCCAAGGCGCGTGGCTTCCAAGGCAAGACTGCCCCGGCCTCCGCTCCCGCACTTGTTCAGGCCGTTTCGCCTGATCCGGTGCTGGCTGAAACCAAGCGCGCAGTCGCTGCGTCAGCTTCGGCTGGTGGCGCTCCCGCTTCCAAAGGTCAGGTCAGCATATCTGACCTTGCCAACCTCAACGGCGCAGCCTTCGATGCTGCGTGGAACAAGATGTTTGCGGCAACGAAATCGAGCGTTTTCCGCGAATAGTACGTGCCTGCCTAGCTAGGTGCCGCCAACCCAAGGGCGTTTGTTATCGCTGATCCGGCGTCAAGGATAAGGTGCCGCCAACCTGAATGGGCGCTTCGCCGCTGACCAGCGTCATTGGTCGGGAAATCCTCAAACACCACATTGAAAGATTTATGACATGGCTACCACCGATTATCCGGTTGGAAGTCCGTTGGCCGTAAAGCTGTGGTCCAAGAAGATTGCGCGTGAAGCGTTGAAGGAGACTATGGCGTAATTTGTGCGCCCTCTCGCAGCAATGCCAGAGTTAAAACCGTGTGAATTGCTGGAAACCTAAACCCGCAAGGGCAAGGCAATCAGCAGCCAAGCCGATGCAAGTCGGAAGGTTCAGAGACTATCCGCAAGGAGTAGGCCACTAGCGTGGTCGAAGCGCACGGCACCCCAAGAGGGTGATGATATAGTCCGATCCTCATCGAAAGGTGAGGTTGCCGCAAGGCAGGGCAGGGTTAGCGACCTTGTTTGAACAATTGCCAAGTTCATGGGCACCTCCTCCAACAACCTCATTCAGGTTTTCGATGACACCAGCAAGGGCGCGGGCGACCGTATCCGAGTTCCACTCCGCATGCAGCTTTCGGGCCGTGGCGTGGGCGAAACCGAAGCACTTGAGGGCAACGAAGAGTCGCTCTCCATCTACTACGATGACGTGCTCATCAACGAAGTGACCCATGCCGTTCGCATGAAGGTCACGATTGACGCCCAGCGCGTACCGTTCTCGGTGCGTGAAGAGGCCCGTCTTGGTATCCAGGATTGGTACTCGGAGCGTTTTGACCAGGCAGTCGCCAACCAGCTTACGGGCAACACCGATCAGTCTGACTCGCTCTACACGGGTCAGAACACGGCCATTGCTCCGTCCTCTGGCACTGGTGCTGACCGTCGTTGGCTGATCCGTCAGCAGGACGATGAAACGGACCACAGCACGGAAGCCTCGCTTTCGTCCTCGGACACCTTCAGCCTCAAGCTGCTGGATCGCGCCGTGGCGATTGCGAAGACCTCTTCGCCGCTGATCCGTCCGGTCAAGGTTGGCGCTCAGTCGTATTATGTGGCTTTCCTTCACCCCTATCAGGTGAAAGACCTCCGCAACAATACGAACACTGGTGATTGGCTGGACATCCAGAAGGCCGCCCTTGGTGGTGGTGACATTCAGGATAACCCAATCTTCACCGGGGCCTTGGGCGTATACAATGGTTGCGTGCTTCACGAGTGGACGCGTCTCCCCACCGCTGCAACTGGTACTAACCGTGCGAACACCCGTCGTGCCGTCTTCTGCGGCGCGCAGGCTTGTTCGATGGCTTGGGGCCAGGGCAACTCCGAAACTCCGAAGTATGTCGAAGACTTAATTGATAGGTCCGTCGTGGCGGAAGCTGCGAATGAAAACTGTGTGAACTCGGGGGAACTCCTCGCCGCGTAAGCGGAAGGACAATCCCGAACCAAGCCTTGTAACAGTACGCCAACTGACGTATGATTACGACAGTCAGTTGGAGGTACAAAATGCGCAAATGCAGGCGATGCGGTGAGGAAAAACCGCTCGAAAATTTCCAGATTGTAACCAAGGGAAAGGAATGGAGACGGAAGGTTTGCACTGACTGTTTCAGAAAGCAGGACGAAGCTTACCGCATCCGCAACGCTGCCAAGATCGCCGCTTACAAAAAGAAGTGGCAACTTGCGAACCAAGAGAAAGTCCTAGACCGCGTCTATCGCTGGGCGAAGGACAATCCCGAAAGGCGCAAACTGGCAGCACGCAATTATTATTTCCGCCAACAACATGAAGCCATCATGGCTTACGGCGGTTACAATTGCGCATGTTGCGGAGAAACCGAACCCATGTTTCTCAGCATTGACCACGTAAACAACGACGGCAAGAAGCATCGCGACGAACTCGGAACATTGGGTGGCGCGAAGCTTTACAAAGACCTCAAAGATCGGGGTTGGCCGGAAGGGTTTCAGGTTCTCTGCATGAACTGCAATCACGGACGCCACCGTAACGGCGGCATTTGCCCACACAAGGAAGGCGTAACGACTATCCCGAAAGGGAGTAGACCGCGAGTGCGGTCGAAGCGCACAGCACCCTGAACGGGTGATGATATAGTCTGCTCTGCATGGAAACATGCAGCGGTTTCCTTCACTGCAAAGGAAACGGGTAGAGATTAACGACCTCTGCTGAACATCAGGTGTTCGACTACGACCGCCAGTTCGGCGTGTCCGTGCAGTCCATCTTTGGTGCGAAGAAGCTGCAGTTCAACAGCAAGGACTTCGGCACCATTGTAATGTCAACCTGGGCTTCGGCTCCGTAATTAGTGAGGGATTAGCAATGGCTACCATTTCTGCCACTGTCGCCCGTGCTATGGCGGCGACTTACAAGCCCACCACCACCATCACGAAGGTAGGTTCTTACACGACCTCTGCTTCGTTGTCGGCTGGTGACATCATCCTGTTTGCGAACATGAAGCTGCCGCACGGCGCTATCGTTACCGAAGTTCTCGGTACTGCGAAGGGCGTTGACGGTACGTTCATCTTCGAGGCAGGCACTTACGGCTCCAACGGCGTTGCGGATGTCTTCGGCTCCAAGACGTTCTCTGGTTCCGCTGTCATTCCGCTCACCTTTATCGCTCCGCAGGGAACTGGGCTTCCGCTCACCATCTCTGTTTCGGACGATAGCGTGGATCGGTATGTGACTTTCGGTATCCGCGTTGACGGCGCTACGACGTCTGGCACGGGTTCTCTGAGCACTGTGTTCAGCGTCCAGTACTACTGCCCGTAACGGCATCAAGGGCGGGGGAACAAATCTCCCGCCCTAACCCCATCACAGGAGAGACAATGAACCTCGCTGATGCAATCAAGTCATTGCAGGAAGAACAATCACGGCTGACCAAGGAAGGGGTGACTGACCCGAAGCTATGGGACAGCCTGGAAGCAAGGTTTCTGAACCTCCTGAACAAGCATCCCGACAGGCCGGAAATTCAATTCCACCTCGGGACCATCTACATGCAGCGGGAAAAGAGTGGGCTTGGTATCGCACTCATTGAACGCTCGACCTATTGCGGCGCACTTGGCGCTGGCCCTTACCTGAACATCGCTGCGGCCTACAAGCAGAACCACAACGACGAGAAGGCGCGACATTACTACGAACTAGCCTTGAAAGAGGCCGACAAGAACCCGACCCCCGGCGCGGTCAATGTTGACAAGGCATTCGCGCTCCACGGTATGGGAAGCCTCTACATCAACGCTGGACAGCCCGCGCTGTGCAAGTTGTGGTCCGAGAAGGCACTGGCGGTTGATCCGAATGACCGCCACGCGCTCTGGAACAAGGGCCTTGCCCACCTTGAATTGGGTGAGTGGGAACAGGGCTTCAAGATTTACGACGAAGCAGGCTTTGACAATTCCGGCAACATGCCGATTGAACGCAAACTCAAGACCTACGGCGGACTGCCCAAGTGGGACGGTACTCCGGGCAAGACTGTCATCACCTACGGCGAACAGGGCGTTGGTGATGAGATCATGTTCTGTTCCATGCTTCCTGACCTTGTGAAGGATTGCAAGGTTATCGTTGACTGTGACCACCGCATCGAGAAGATGCTCAAGCGGTCATTTCCGGAAATTGAGGCGGTGTATCCGACCTCGGACATCAACGCGCCGTTCCCGTGGATCAAGGACCACAAGCCAGACGCATATGTTCCGATGGGTTCGCTTGGCCGTCACTATCGCAAGAAGAACGCCGACTTCCCGAAGGTTGCGTATCTCAAGGCTGACCCTGAGAAAATCGACCTGTGGGGCGAACACCTCAAGACCCTTCCCGCTGGCCTCAATGTCGGCATTTCGTGGGCTGGGGGGCTCAAGAAGACCCGCTTTGACAAGCGCACGATTATGCTTGGTCACATGGGCGGCGTTCTGGAGACAAAGGGCGTCAATTTCATTTCGCTGCAATATCACCCTTGGGCTGCTGACGAATGCGCCTCTGTGGGCGATAAGCTGGGCGTCCCGATCTACCATTGGGGCGATGCGATTGAGGATTACGAAGACACGGCGGGGCTTCTGATGAACCTCGACCTTGTGATTACGGTCAACACCTCACTGCATCATCTGGCAGGTGCTCTGGGCGTCAAGCAGTGGTGCCTGACCCCTCAGTATTGTGCATGGCGCTACGGCCAAACGGGTGACAGCCCCTGGTATGGAAACTGCACCATGTTCCGTCAGAAGAAAGACGGCGATTGGAAGGGCGTTCTGGCCCATGTGGCAACGGACCTCGGCAAGATGGTCGAAGCAAGCCAGAAGGTGGCGGCATGACTGATAGCAAGGTTCTGAACTTCCCCAAGAAGGAAACGATAGACGCCAACCACATCCTGACCGATGCGATGGACAAGCTGGAAGACTGCATTGTTATCGGCATCACAAAGGACGGTGAAGCGTTTTACTCCATCTGCGCGCAGGACTCAGAACAGGTCATCTATCTGCTGCGCGTTCTTGAACACCTCGTCATCGCACAGGACTTAACCTGAATGCTCATCACGCCTGAGTATCGTGAACTGAACCGCAAACTCCACCAGGACAACGAACACTACGGCACGAGCGGCAAGAACTGGCGCGATGCCGTGCGCGAACTGTCCGAACATGGACGCCTGAACATCCTCGATTTTGGCGCTGGTAAATGCACCCTCGCAAAAGCGCTCGGACCCGCGTATCGCGTCACAAACTACGATCCTTGCATCGAAGGGCTGGATACACCGCCTGAACCGCACGATGTCGTGGTGTGCGGCGATGTCATGGAACACGTTGAGCCTGACCTTGTGATGAACGTGCTGCGTGAAGTTCGCAGGCTTTGCAAGGTCCGTGGGCTGTTCGTCATTGGGATGACGCCTGCACAGAAGACGCTGGCGGATGGCCGCAACGCTCACCTTTCGCTTCACACGCAAGAGGTGTGGGTTCAGTCCCTAGAAGCCGCTGGCTTTACCGTTGAAGAGCAATCTAACCCAGAAGAGAAAGGTCACAACAGTTGGTTCGTAGTTGTCTAGGAAAGCATGAAGTGCTGAACGTCTTTATTGGCTATGATAGCCGTGAGCCGGAAGCCTACGAGGTGCTTCGCCATTCGATCCTGAAGCCCGCGACAATGCCTGTGAACATCCAGAAACTTGACCAGCGCGCGTTGCATCACGCTGGCCTCTACCGCCGCACTTGGCGCGCGGAAGGCAACCAGAAGATTGACAACATTGACAACAAGCCGTTCTCAACTGAGTTCTCATTCTCGCGCTTCCTTGTTCCGGCGCTGATGCAGTGGGAAGGATGGGCGCTTTTTCTCGACAGCGACCAGCTCTTCATGACCGACATTGCCGAGTTGCTGCACGAAATGAACTCCAGCAAGGCCGTTCAGGTCTGCAAGCAGAACTATGACCCTATCGAAGGTCTCAAGATGGACGGCCAGAAGCAGGAGAAGTATTTCCGCAAGAACTGGTCCTCGGTGATGCTGTTCAACTGCGGCCATCCTGCCAATAAGTTGCTGACCCCTAATGTCGTTAACGGCGAACCCGGTTCCTGGCTCCACGGATTTGGCTGGCTTGGTGACGATGACATTGGCGAACTGAACGACGGGTGGAACTGGATCAACAAGACCACAAAGGTTGAACCAAAGAACGTCCACTATACAGAAGGCGGCGCGTGGTTTCCGCACATGCGTAACCTTGACGAACCCTATTTTGAGGAATGGCGTCAGGCTGCAAAAGAGATCGGTGTTTGGCGCAGCATGTGCGCGAAGCAGGACAAAACCGCAGCATGAACGGCATCACCAGTTTTCCGAAGCGCGGCGAGACTACCAAAAAAATCCTTGAACAGGTCGCGGCCAAGTATGCGCGTGAGCCTGTTTCAAAACCGCAAGCCATCGTTCCCAAAGACGAATGCCCGAAGTGCGGCAAGAAGGTTGGACGCGGCAAGCACATGCACATCAAGAACTGCAAGGGGTGATACATGGCGAAGTCTTTCATTACCTCTGCGGAGAACGTTGAGAACCGCGATAACGTCATCAAGAACTGGGCGCTTGGACCTGACAAGGCATCTGTTGATCCGAAGGCCAACGGCCCGTACTGGCGCAGCATGGCACAAGCGTGGTCCATCAGCGAGGCAGAGGCTCGCAGGCAGATGTGCGCTAACTGCGAGTACTTCAACAATACGCCCGAGATGCAGAAGAACATGGAAGCCATTGCGCTTGACAGGTTTGACCGTGACGGCGGTGGCCGCGGCTATTGCGTGAGGTTTGACTTCATCTGCCACAATCTTCGCACCTGTCAGGCTTGGGAAGAGATGATGTTTGAGGAAGAAGCCTAATGGCAACCCGTTCCAACATTGAAGCACAGATAGCCGATGACTTGGCCCGTTCCGATCTGTCAAACCAGATCACGAATGCGGTGAACGCGGCTATCCGTGCCTACCGCTTTGAGCGTCTTGGCTTCAACGAGGCGTACAGAGTGACGGCAACAGCGTCAGTTTCGCTGAATACGCTAGACCTCACAGCCATCTCGGTGCGCTTCCGCAAGGTTGACCGCTTGCGCCTTGAGCGTGACGCCGGGGATTACCTCGACCTGTACCGCCGCGATTATGATTGGATCATGTCCAGGCAGGATGACCGCGTTCTGGCAATGCCTGTTGAGTACGCGATTTACAACAACACCATCCACTTCGACAGCCTTGCGGATCAATCTTACACCATCTTGATTGACGGCGTGAAGGAACTCGGCACCGGGACCACGGCGAGTTTCAGCGCGGGCGACGCGTCTGCATGGTTCAATGATGCGCGTGAGTTGGTTCGCCACCGCGCCAAACGTGAGGTTTACGCCCACGTTCTCAAGGATATGGAATTGGCCTCTGCTGCGGCGGCTGCTGAAAAGGACGCTTACGGCATCCTGAAGGCAGAGTTGGGCGAGGTAGTCACAACCGGGTTTATTCGACCCACTGAGTTCTAGGAGTAACGAACATGCCAGCGCGTGATGATGCAGGATCAAATTATGGCCGCCCCGGCGGCTCGCAGAACTCTGGTGTCAATAACGGCGGCGTTGCTGGCGGCATGGGCGGCGGCTTCGGCGGCGGCGGTGCTGGTCGCATGGGCGGCATTGGCTCGCGCACGGGCTTGACCACGGGGAACACCATGTTCGGCGGCATGGCCTTTGGCCGTCCCGGTGGCTTTGCGATGAACTCCAGCGCATTTGGCGTTCGCCCGCAGGCTGGAATTGCACAGGGGCCGTTGTCCGGTGCGCGTCCTCGCCCCGCTGCGGTTGCTGGCGTCAATCCGCTTCCGGAGAACGTGCCGCCTCAGTTGTCGGACGGCTATCCGCAAATGATTTCTCCAAACCTTGGGCCGTTTAATCCGCCTAATTACACGCCGCCGTCCATGCCTATCCAAGGCCCCGGCGCTGTTGGCCCAACAGGCTATTTCATGAAGAACCCCACCGGATACCCGCAGTGGGCGGGTGGATGGAAGAACCAGACTGATAACTATTCGCTGGGCAACACCTACCCCGGCGGCCTCAACTACACGCGCCAAATTGGCCGCGACAATACGTGGTCAAATGATGACAACCGCTTCGGCATCGACAAGTTGGCCCGTGAAAGGGGTTACTGAGATGGCTAAGACCCCAATGAAGAACAACCCCTTTGATACGAAGCAAATCAAGTGGGCGCTCAAGAACGCTGGCGGCAGCGGCGCGGGCGGCATCTTTGGCGCTATGTCGGGCATGCCGTGGCAGCAGAAGCGCGGCGGCAATTGGATGACGATTGACCCCCGCATGCGGGCTGTCTACCCGTCAGGCACCACGCCCTTTGGCCTTGGCGGCTACAATGGCGGCAACGGTGGCGGTGGCCC